CCCAAAGGCTGTTAATTCTTATACAGCACGAGGTGCTCCAACAGCATTCGACAGATCTTCTAGGGGTCAGTATCAAACAAGTAGTCTTATGTATCCAAATGATTTGTTTGCCCCTAATGGTCGTTACGGTGGAAACTATGCTATATTTTATATTAATGTCAACATAGACGGTAAGTTAGCAAACTCACTCGGTGAAGACCAGTTTGTGAAACAAATACCACCTAGAGATCGTGGTGATCTTATCGCAGGAACACAGAGCAAAACTCGTTTGTTTGCAGCAAACGCTACTCTTAATGCTGGTGGAGCATTATTGGGTAGTGCATTAGGTGTTGGTAATGTCAGTGGTACTGTAGCAGCGGTGGGAACAGTTGGTGCAGCTGCTGCAGCTAATTATGCTGCTTCTGCTACTCGTACCCAGAAAAGATTAAAAACTGCAATTGCATTACATATTCCAAACCAACTTCAAATTCGATACGGAATGCAGTACAGTGACGAGGATACTTTAGCCATGTCCATGGCACTAGAAGGTATTGATGAAATTCTAAACGCAGTTTCTGGTGGCGGAAAATTAGCAGATCTTACAGATACTGCTCAAGCTGCAGTAACAAATCTAGCTTTATCTAAAGGTCTAGGTGGTAATGCTATTTCTGCAGCAACTGGATTAGCAGCAAACCCTAAAAAAGAGCAAATTTTTAAAGGTGTAGATTTTAGAACATTTACATTTGATTATCAGTTTTTTCCAAGAAGCCCAGACGAAGCTGCAAATGTGCTAAGAATTATTAAAGAGTTTAAATATCACATGCATCCAGAGTTTAAAGATGCCAACAACTTTGTCTACATATATCCAAGTGAATTTGATATTTTTTATTATCAAGGTGGAGCAGAAAATCCAAATATACATCGCCATACTTCATGCGTGTTGCAAGAGATGAATGTAAACTATACACCAAATGGTAACTTCACTTCTTTTGCTAATGGTATGCCAACACAAATTAATGTGACATTAAACTTCAGAGAACTTTCACTTCTTACTAAAGACAAAATAGAGGATGGTCTATAATGTATTTTCAAGAATTCCCAGAATTTTTATATGACTTTAAATACGGAAATACAACTAAGACTTCGGTTGTAACAGACATTACTAGAAATATTCGTTTCCGTAAAGAAGTACTGGAAAACATAACTTTATTCGATGAGTATGATATTGTTGATGGAGAAACTCCAGAGATTGTTGCAGAAAAGATATACGGTAATCCAGAGTATCACTGGATCATTATGTTGGTAAATCAAAAACATGATTATATTTCAGATTTTCCTCTTTCTGAACAAGCACTAGTAAACTATATTGAAGACAAATACGGTGCTACACGATACTCAATTCGTCACTATATTAATGCTGCTGGATTTATTGTTAACTCCAATGTTGCTGGTGCAGTATCAGTCACCAATGATGCATTTGAACGAGATCTTAATGAATCAAAAAGACGAATTAAAATAATTTCTCCAAAAATTATAGCAACTGTATTGAAACAATTTAAAGACCTATTGTAATGAACAATTCGAGTAAGCTATTAAGATTTGCTGGTGATGTCAGTATTGATCAAGTTAGGATAATAACTTCAAAGGGTTTTTATCAAGATGTCGCTGCACAAGTAATAACTATACAATATTATGAAGACATATTCTCACCATTTATTACTGGCAGTTTAATTTTAAAAGATTCTTTAGATTTAGTTAATTTGTTTCCATTTGTTGGTGAAGAATATCTTGAATTAGAAATTAACACACCTTCTTTAAGAGATAAGAATATTAAAGGTAAATATTACATTTACAAAATGACTAATAGAGAGATGGTTGGAGACAGGTCTGCTGTTTACCAATTACATTTTATTTCTACAGAAGCAATTGCTGATTTAAATAAAAAAATTAGTCGTGCATTTGGTGAGAAGATACCACGAATATCAGATCTAATTGAACCATTTATTAAAGACAAAACATTTGGTCTTGAATCTGTTAAAGAGGTGTTTGCTGAAAAAACATTAAATAAGACAAAATATATTTCTAATTATTGGAGTCCAGTGCAAAATATTATGTACTTGGCTCGACAGTCGATAAGTTTCTTAAGACAAACACCAGATTATGTTTTCTTTGAAAATAGAGATGGTTTTTACTTTGTTAGTTTACAAACTCTCTATACTAACAAAGTATATCGATCTTTTGAATACGACAAATATACAAGAGATGATGTTCCAGGTGGTGGTAGTACAAGAAATATAGATGAAGATTACAGACGTATTCTTGATATTAGTATACCAACTGCGTTTGATTACATGGATCGTATTCGTTCAGGAATGTATGCATCTAGGCAAATATCTTACGATATAACAAAGAAAAAATATAGTGCCGAAAACTATAGTTATAATTTTGAAAAATATAAACATCTAAACAGATATCCAATCAACTCGAATTCAGTAATTTTTAAAAGTAATTCAAAGATTATTAATTTTCCTAAAAATTTTGCAACTTTTGATGGATTTGGTGATGTTACAAATTCAAAAATTAATCAAGAAAACATTTCATTACTGAAAATGGCAGAAGCCAACAAGATTAGTATTACAGTTCCAGGTAGATGTGATTATACTGCTGGGCAAAAAATAAAGATAGATCTTAATAAAATTCAACCAGTAACATCAAAAGATGATGATTTTACTGATAAAATGTTTTCTGGTCACTATATTATTGCAGCTATTAATCATCATGTTGATAGAGAAAAACATGAATGTCATATGGAACTTATTAAAGAATCATCTATGAAGAATATGGGGTAATAATGAATTTTTACTATGGTGTTGTAGAAAATAGGGAGGATCCATTACTGCTTGGGCGATGTCAAGTCAGAGTAGTCGGATTGCACACTGAAAATAAAAAACAGCTTCCAACTGAAGATTTACCTTGGGCTCATGCTATGCTACCAGTCACATCAGCTGGAATGAATGGTATTGGACAATCTGCGATTGGTCCAGTTGAGGGAACTACTGTAATTATTGTTTTTGCAGATGATGATAAACAACAGCCAATTATGATCGGTGCTTTTAGTGGGCTACCACAATCTAAAGCATCAGCTGCTGCTGAATCCTCTGGTTCTGTTATAGCCACGGGTGGTGGCATCTTAACCGATAGTAGTGGATCTCCTGTAACTGATGGTTCAGGTAATAACATTCAAGTTGGAACTACTGAGGCTAATCCTAGAGTAGATGTTCCTGTTACTGCGCCACCACCTGCAACACCAACACCAAGTATTAATGACCAACCTGTTCCAAATACACCACCAGAAGATATTCTGAAAAAACCAATTCCAACCGCACCACCTCCAGGATCTACATCAAAAGTAGCTGTATCTGAAAAAAATATTAAGTTGATAATAGAAGCATGTGATAAAGTTGGAATAAAATCAAAATATGCAAAGTGTGCTATTTTAGGTATTTGTGGAGGGGAGTCTGCTTGGCAACCACTTGAAGAAGGATTTTATTACAGTAGTGCAGAAACTTTAGCAAGAATTTTTAGATTGACATTTCCTACAGTAGAATCTGCAGAGCCATATGCTAAGTGGTCTGGATCACGAGAAGATTTCTTTAAAAAGATATATTCTCCCGATGGAAACGGACAATTAGTTGGACACAAAGGTGCAGATGACGGAGCAAAATACTTTGGTCGTGGTTTTAATCAAATTACTGGTAAAGCATTGTATACAAAATTGCAAGAGTTTTTAGCCACAAAAGGAATCAAAGTTGATTTTGTAAATAATCCAAAATCTTTAATACAGGACTCTTCAGTCGCTGCTTTAGCAACAGTTGCCTTTTATTCATTATTTGTTAACCATAATCAAAATGATCCTGGATATTTTCAAGCAGCATTAAGACGTACTGGTGCTGATGCCAATGGTACTGGATATGCAAAGAAACAGAAATACTATGAATATTTTCTTGGTGCTGCTGTAACAGTTGACCCAACCAATAAACCAGCTGCTGATTCGCAGAAAACATATGATCCACAAGAAGTACAAGAAGCAATCTCTTCTGGAAAAATTACTGCAAGTGAGGGAGCAGCATTATTAGAGAATCGTGATGATGCTGATGATACTGGTTTTCAAGATCCTAAGAAAAAATATCCATTAAGAAATTTGATGGACGAACCAGATTTAAATCGTTTGGCTCGTGGTGTAATTAAAGGAACTGCTATTGAGTTTAAAGACTCGATTAGAACAGAACAGATACCTATTGCAAATAGTGATGATACATGGGAACAACCAATTGCACCATTTGGTGGTAAATATCCATACTCAAAAGTTACTGAAACCGAATCAGGTCATCTATTCATTATGGATGATACTCCATCAAATGAAAATATAAGTTTATATCATCGTCAAGGAACTTTTTTAGATATTGATGCGAATGGCACACAAGTTAATAAAATTGTAGGTGATGGATATACCATAGTCGATAAAAATGGATCGATTTTTATTGGTGGTCGTTGTATATTAACTGTAGGTAATGGTGTTAGTATTTTAGTACAAGGCGATGCAGATATTGATGTTGCTGGGCATTCAGTTGTTAATCTTAGAAATCAAGCAGACATATCTGTAGCCAACGATTTAAATCTATCAGTTGGTGGCGATATGAGAATCAAAGTTGCAGGTAATTACCTATTAGAAGCAGCTAAAATTGGTATACAACAACCAACTGGATTATCCGTTATTCAATCTGCAATCGCTCGACCAAATCAGTTTGGTTATTTGAGCACTCCTGTTCGTCCATCTCCACCAGTTCCTAGGGGGAATCCTGCAATTGAAGCAGAGAACGAAGCAGTTGCTTCAAACTATGTTCAAAATCCTTCACAGTTTTATAACCCAGACGCAGAGAAAAATGGAGTTAAACCAAATTTACCACCAACACCAAAAGATACTGGTACGGGACAGAGTTTAAAAGCACCTGCACCAGCTGGTGATATTCCAGCATTCTTGCAGAAACAATTAGAAATAACTAAACAGAATGGTTATTGGAGAGAAACAGGTATGGGTGGTAAAGCGTCTAATCAAAATATTGTTCGTATTTGGATTGACCTTGGATATCCAAATCAATCATATTGGAGAAGTGATCAAACTCCATGGTGTATGGGTTTCGTTGCTTGGACATTAAAGCAATGTGGATATCGTTACTATCAAACAGCGTCGTCTTGGGCAATTAGAGATTCTACCTCTAAGTTTGGCGCAACAAAAGTTAGTCCAGCTGAAGCGCAAGGTGGAGATATCGTTCTATGGGACTTCGGACACGTTAACTTTGTTTATACTGCACAAAATGGAAAATTATCTTTCGTCGGTGGAAATCAAGGTGGTAAAGCCAAAGACAATAATCCAAACTCTGGTGATTGCACAATTAGCTGGCCAAGCGGATGGACACAAGCACGTGGTGGCATCGTTGGAATCTGGCGACCAAGTAAAACATAATGTTGTTTCATAGAATAACCTAAATAAAAGATATGGCCAGAAATACAAGAATTTTCTCAGACTTAGACCTTAACTTCACTGCTCACCCAGTGAATAAAGATATCTCACGTAAATATGACGATAATGCCATTAAACAGTCAATTAAAAATTTATTATTGACTCGAAACTTTGAAAGACCATTTCATAGTGAAATTGGTTCTCCGATTCGAGCAATGTTGTTTGAGCTACCTGGACCAATGTTTAAAGTTATGCTTCAACGAGCAATAATTGATGTGCTTAATAACTTTGAACCAAGAGTGGAAGTTTTAGCTGTCAGAGTAAATGATTCTGTAGACGCCAATGCTGTTTATATAACAATAGAATTTAAAATAGTTAATACCGAGAGACCCATAACTCTTGATCTAGCACTAGAGAGAACACGATAAATGACAACTATAACTAATAGTAAAAGACTAAAGGTATCAGAGTTAGACTTTGATGCCATTAAAACCAATCTTAAAACATTTCTTAAAGCACAAAATCAATTTTCAGATTATGATTTTGAAGGATCTGGTTTAGCTGTTCTTTTAGATTTGCTAGCATATAATACTCACTACAATGGTATCTATACTAATCTTGCTGTAAATGAAGTATTTCTTGATTCTGCCAGCAAGCGAGCGTCAGTAGTTTCTCTTTCAAAGATGCTTGGATATACACCAAGATCTGCAGTTTGTGCAAGAGCAGTGGTAAACGCAGTTATTACTGCACCATCTTCTAGTCCATCTGTTGCGACATTACCAGCATATCAAGCATTTACAACTACTATCGATGGTGTTTCATATGTGTTTTATAATGTAGAAGATGTGACTGTATCAAAAATTGGTGCTTCTTATACATTTTCTAAGTTAAATATTATTGAGGGTGTACCACTATCGTTTAAGTATACTGTTGCCAGTGGTGTTCGTTTCATTATACCAAATGCAAATATTGATGTTTCAACACTGTCGGTTAAAGTTCAGGAAAGTTCAACTTCTGATGTCTACCAAACATTTACAAGAGCAGAAGATTTAACATCAGTAACTGATATTACTAAAGTATATTTCTTAAAAGAGATTGATGATGGTCTTTACGAAATTACTTTTGGTAATGGTGTTCTTGGTGTAGCATTAAGTAACGGTAATGTAGTAACTCTTGATTATTTTGTTTCTAGTTTAACAGAACCAAACTTAGCAAATCTTTTTACATATGAAGGTGCATCAATATTGGGTAGTAGTCTTTCAGTGAGTACTGTAACTCCTGCATTTGGTGGTGCTGAACCAGAAGATATTACTTCTATTAAATTTAATGCCCCGAGATTGTTTGCAGCACAAAATCGTGCTGTTACTCCTGATGATTATAAAGCGTTAATTTATAGTAAATTCCCTGCTGCGCAAACAGTAGCAGTTTGGGGTGGTGAAGATAATGATCCTCCAGTATACGGTAAAACATATATTTGTATTAAACCAAAAGATGCAACAAAATTAACCCAGCAGCAAAAAGAAATTATTACAAATGAAATTCTTATACCAAGAAGTGTTGTTTCTATTACTCCTGAAATTGTTGATCCAGAATTTTTTAATATTAAGGTAACATCATTTGTTTACTATAATCCTAAAGAAACATCTAACACTCCACTGCAGATTGAATCTATTGTTAAAACTGCAATTTTAGATTATGATGAAAAAGAACTTCAAAAATTTGATGGCATGCTTCGTTATACAAAACTTACAGGTATCATTGATCAATCTGACCCATCAATTGTAAATAATACTACTCGTATAATGGTTCGCCATCCTATGGCACCACAGTATGGTACCAATGCTCAATATAAATTAAATTTAATTAATCCCATTTCTCAAGATGGTGGTTTACAGGGTGAAGTTTTTGCATCAACTGGATTCTATATTCCATCAAGCACTCAAATACATTATCTTGATGATGATTCTCAAGGTAACATTCGTTTGTACTATCTCAATTCAAACCAAGATAAAGTGTTTGTGAATAGAACACAAGGAACTATTAATTATTCACTCGGATTAGTTCAAATTAATGGTTTAAACATAAGAGCCTTAGATGGACCATTTTTTGAAATACAAGTTAAACCAGAATCATATGATATTGTTTCTGCCTTAAATCAAATTGTTCAGATTGATCCAACGCTACTAAGTGTAACTGCTATTGCTGATAATACTGTAAATGGAGATACTGGTGCTGGATTTAACTACAAATTCAACTCTATTAGATCATAATGTCAAGAACTAATTTATCATCTGTTGTTTCTAGACAGATCCCTGAATTTATTAGGGAAGACTATCCAACATTTGTTGCCTTTGTAGAAGCATACTATGAATATTTACAAGCGCAGGGTGTAGATCTTTCTGCTGTTAAGGATATAGATAAGACTCTTGATAAGTTTATTGTAGAGTTTAAAAAAGAATTAGCACATCAACTTCCACAAATTCAGGGAGATGAAAGATTTTTACTTGCTCATATTAAAGATCAATATCTTGCAAAAGGTTCTGAAGCATCATATAAACTTTTGTTTAGGCTATTGTTTGGTAAAAAAGTACAACTGTTATATCCAGGAACTCAGATGTTACGTGCGTCTGACGGAAGATGGAATCAAGAGATATCAGTATTTGCTCATGTAGATTTTGGAGATCCACTTGAGATTGTTGGTAAACTAGTTGATATTCAAACTGAGAATAGATTAATTAGAGTTCTTGTTGACAGAAAAGAAGATCTTGTTGGTGAGATTGATCGTATAGTTGCACTTGGTGGAGATATCTACGAATTCTTTTTAGATAAAAGATTTTTTGGTGTATTAAATCCAGGTAATAGAATTAAATTTCAAGAGAGTTTTCAAGCTACTATTCTTCCAGCCACACAAACTGCAAAGATTATTCAACCTGGAAAAAACTTTCGAGTTGGTCAAGTGTTTGAAGTTATATCTGGAACTGGAACTGGTGCTTTATTAAAAGTTACTGGAGTTGATGACAATAATGGTATTAAATATGCAGAGTTTATTAAATTTGGTTTAGGATATACTACTGACTTTAGTGTTTCTATTTTATCATCAAATACTGTTAATGCAGCTGCATTAGTTTCGCTCGCAGCATCTACTAGTAGATCTGGTATACCGCTAGCCGAAGGTGGAACAGGATCTATTGTTCAAACAATTGGAGATGTAACTGGAGGATTTGAAGAACAAGGATATATTAACTCTGTAGATTATTTTGTAAATGAATTTGTTAATGGTACATATGCAGGTTCTGTGCTTCGTGAGTTTTCACAAAAATCTGCCAACGCTGCTGTGCTCTTTGATGATCCCTCAGTTATTCAAGTTGACCTTGGTGCTCTTGTAAGATATCCAGGATACTATACATCAAACGCTGGTTTTCTAGATGATTCTATTTTTATCCAAGATAGTAGATACTATCAAGCATTTTCCTATGTTATAAAACTTGATGAACGACTGTCATCATATAAGTCTGCAGTTAAAACTATGTTGCATCCAGCTGGTATGGCATTGTTTGCTGAATTCGATATTACAAATAACATAGATTTAAGTGTTCAACTAGAATCACTCGTTAAGTCTCTTGGTATTGGTCTTGAAGATGATTTTACAGTATTAGCTAATAATGGAGTAATTTTTACTATAGAAAAAGTAGTATCAGATACATTGAGTACTCCATCAGACAGCAATTTTACTTTAGCAACAGATAAAGCATTAACCGATTCACTTAGTACACCAACAGAGAGTTTTGTACAATTATTTACTAAATCACTAACAGATACTTACAGTGGAATGTCAGATAGTGGTGGAACTACAGTAGCGTTTGCCAAAGCACTAACAGATATCTACAGTGGAATGTCTGACAGTCTTACTTCTAGAGATGTTAGCAAAGCACTAACAGATACTTCAACTATTTCAGAATCTTTTATACAAAGCCTAAATAAACAAGCAGATACTGATACATTGGCTCCACAAAATCACACTGGTTATGTGCAGCTAAATTCGTATTATGGACAAGATTATGTTGTCTTTGCAGAGACATATTCTGTAGGTTCTAGAGAATCTACATTTAACACGTTATAACTAAGGAGATCCCTATGATTCAACAAAATGAAAACCTAAAAGCGACAGGTAAAGTTCGCATCGTTAAAACTAATGCACAAGGTGTTATAGTACAAGACTTTGAAGTGCCTAATCTAGTTGTCACAGCAGGTAAAGCACATATTGCTTCTAAAATTGCAGCAACAACTAATAGTCCAGCAGCAATGACTCATATGGGTATTGGTACTGGTGCTACATCTCCAGGCGCATCAGACACAACACTAGGAACTCAAACTGGTCGTGTTTCTTTAGCTGGTTCTTCAGTTTCTACAAATACTATTACATACACAGCGTCATTCCCTGCAGGTACTGGTGATGGTGCTATTACTGAAGCAGGCATTTTTAATGCATCTTCATCTGGTACTATGCTTTGCCGTACTACATTCCCAGTCGTGAATAAAGCAGCTGGTGATACTATTGCTGTAACATGGGTTGTGACAGTAAGTTAATTTAAGTTCAAGGTTCTGTTAAATGGCAACTACTTCATCTCTAATTAAAACCATCCTGCATAAAACTCTTGCAGAGGGTGTTTTCAAGGATGTAACTCAAAGAAGTTCTAATTACTATTATTTCCTTGGTAAAACACTTGAGTGGAGCGATGAAACTGCACCACCATATCCTGTGGATAGTTATGCTTATGAACGAGCAGTTCGTAGTGACATTATTACACTAAAAGCGATTACACCTTCTGATGTATCATTTGTTGTTCCTCGTGTAAATTGGACAACAGGTACAGTTTACGATATGTATGATGACGAATACTCAACTGAGGTTCTTGGTTTAGATATTGTCAATGGTGGAACTGGTTATACTTCACTACCAACAGTAACTGTTACAGGTGGTGGTGGTACTGGTGCTAAATTTTATCCTATTGTTTATGATGGTTCTATTATTGATATCGAAGTTGTTGGTATTGCTGACACATCAAAAGGTTCTGGATATACCTCAATACCAACAGTAACTGTTACAGGTGGTGGTGGAACTGGTGCTATTTTACAAGCAATCTTAAATATTGCTCCTTCTGGCGAACAAAAACTAGAAGACTCTAATTTTTACGTTCTCACAGAAGATTTTAACGTATACAAATGTCTTGATAATAACAATAATGCTATATCAACATCAAAACCACTAGGAACATCTATTAGTCCAATCACAACCGTAGATGGTTATGTTTGGAAGTTTATGTATAATGTTCCAATCAATTTAAGAAGTAAATTTCTATCAGATGACCAGATGCCAGTTATTTCTGCTCTTACCAATCAGTTTTATTCTAATGGTGCGATGGACAGTATTATTATCAATAACAAAGGAACTGGTTATACAACTGCAACACTTACAGTTACAGGTGATGGTTTTAGAGAAGAAGATCCAATATTTTTAAATAGTGCGTCAGCTTCTTCTGGTGGTAATGGTTATGCAAGCCCAACTGTTACTTTTTCAGATCCAATTCCAAGTGCTAATACTTTTGTTGGAAGTGTTGGTGTTTCTTTAGGAACTAAAATTATTAATAGTGTTTTTGACATATATGAAGTTGTAACTTCAGGAACCATGTCTTCCTCTGAACCTACTCATAGAAAAGGAACTGTTCAAAATGGTACAGCAGCATTAAAGTACCTTGGCAGTAGAGTTAAAGGAACTGTAGGCACAACTGATACAACTGTTGCTGCTGGTTCATTCACTACTGGAGTAAGACACACAGTTGTTTCTATTGGAACTACTAATTTTGTTACTATCGGTGCTACTGCTGCAGCAGTTGTGACAGGATCTATTTCTGGAACTACATTAACAGTCACTGCAGTAACTTCTGGAACACTTGCAGTTGGTGCTGTTATTAGTGGAACTGGTGTCACAGCTGGCACTTCTATTACTGTTCTTGGAAGTGGAACTGGTGGAGTTGGAACTTATACAGTTAGTGCATCACAAACTGTTTCTTCAACCACAATCACTAGACAACCAGTTGTCGGTGCAACATTTACAACTAGTGGAGCGGGTTCTGGAACAGGTACAGCATCTGTAAGAAGTATTTCTAGTGTCACACTAACTGGCTCAGTTAGGGAAATTAACATAACCAATGGAGGTTCTGGATATATTTCTGCACCTGCAGTAACATTTTCTGGTGGAGGCGGATCAGGTGCTGTTGCAACTTCTAAATTAGTTGGCAGTTCAGTAGTATTTTGTATTGTTTCTAATTCTGGTGATAATTATACCAGTGATCCATCAGTAACATTTGGAACTGCATGGACATCAAGTACTGCAGTTTTAGTTAATGATCAAGTTTTTGTTTCAGGTAGATTATACACTGTTACTGCTTCTGGTACAACTCATGCCAGCACTGCACCAACACACACTTCTGGTTCAGCTAGCAATGGTTCTGCCACTCTAGCTTATGCTGGTGTTCCAGCAACAGGAACTGTTACTCGTAGATTTGGTGCTGGGTATTCCGCAGTACCAACCATTACTGTTACAGATGCAAGCAGAGTAGGAACTGTTGAAGCCGTGTTATCTTTTTCGTCAACAAAATCAAACGCAAAACTTCTTCCAGTTCTTGATAGTGGTCAAATTGTTGGTGTTATTGTTGAGATTCCTGGAGTTGGATATTCTAATTCAACAATCACAGTCACTGGAGATGGAACTAATGCTCAGATAGTTGCAGATCATAATATTGGAACTATTCAATCTCTTCAAGCAAACAATGAAGTTTTAACTACAGCTGGAACTATTAATGCTATTAAAATTGTTTCTGCTGGTTATAGTTATGGTGTAGCAAATATTGAAATACAAGGTGATGGAACAGGTGCTACAGCCACTGCAACTCTTAATACTGCTAATGGAAAAATTACTAAAATTACTATTACAAACCCAGGACAAAACTATACTTTTGCTAATGTTGTTGTAACAGGTAATGGTCAGGGTGCTCGTTTAAGAGCGATTATGTCACCATTTGGTGGTCATGGTAAAAATGCTCCAAACGAATTATTTGCTAGAACACTAGTTTTTTATAGTAATGTATCTACTGACTTAAATCAAGGTGTGAGTGTTAATAACGATTATCGTCAGTTAGGTATTATTAAAAATCCAAATCAATTTAATTCGGATCAAAGATTCCAAGGAGCGATTGGTTCTGGATGTTTTATTGTTCAAGCAACAGTAAATACTACTGAATTCCCAAGAGATACTGATGTTACCATAACAAGAACTATCGACGGAGATAATTTTGAAAGAAGATATCGTGTAGTGGCTTCCTCTGCAACTAGTGCATTATTACAATCACTAGACAATGATACCCCTGCAGTTAATGATGTTTTTTCAAACGATAATAATGTTACTTTTACTGCTACTTCAGTTGGTTCACCAACTATAGATAAATATTCTGGTCAGTTAATGTTTATTGATAACAAGGCTGGTTTTACACCTTCCGCTGATGAAACGATTACTTTACGTACAGTTATCAGATTCTAACATAAATAGATTAGATCCAACTAAAGAGAAAATTACGAATGTCTATTGATTTTAACACAGAACCGTATTACGATGATTTCAACGAATCAAAAAGATTCTTGAAAATTCTTTATCGCCCAGGATTTGCTGTCCAAGCACGAGAGTTAACTCAAATGCAGACTATTCTGCAAAATCAGATTTCTCGTTTTGGTGATCATGTATTCAAAGAAGGTTCCATGGTTATTCCAGGTTCCATCGGTGTTGACAATAAAATTAGTTATGTCAAACTAGAATCTACATATGATGGTGTTCTTGCAGATACTGTTGTGCAAAATTTTGCTGGATTAATTGTTGAAAATGCAGCTGGTGTAAAAGCACAAGTTATTTACTATGTTAAATCTTCTGGGGCTGACGCTGCAGCATTATACATTCGTTATATAAATTCTGGTGACGACACAGTAACAAAAACATTTTCTAATTCAGACGAATTAACAAATCTTGCTGGCACAAACCTTGCTGGCACTACAATTACAGCAGGGACATATACTGTTCAAGCTGCTACATCCACTTCTACTGGAACTGGATCTATTTCAACTATTCAGCAAGGTGTTTACTATATCAAAGGGCACTTTGTTCTTGTTCCAGAACAAACAATTATTTTAGATAAGTTTACAAGTGAACCTTCTTATCGCATTGGTTTAGTCACAACTGAAGAAATTATCACTTCTGAAGAAGATGCATCGCTTTATGATAATGCGCAAAATTCATTTAACTATGCTGCTCCAGGAGCACATCGTTACTACATCGATGCAGTATTAACCAAACTTGCACTAAACAGTGTAGAAGATACTGATTTTATTGAGTTGATTCGAGTTGGTGAAGGTAAGACTCAAAAATTAGTTAACACAACACAATATTCTATTATCGAAAAAGAATTTGCTCAAAGAACATATGATGAGTCTGGTGATTACACAGTTAAGAATTTTGAAATTGATGTTAGAGAATATAGAAACAATGATCGTGGTGCTTGGACTACAGGAAGAGTTTATCTAATTGGTGATGTTGTAACAAACAGCAGCAAAACATATGTAGCAAGAAATAGCGGAACTGCTTCTAACAGCACTCCACCAACTCATACTGCTGGACTTGTTTATGATGGTTCTGTAGGTGGTGTTGGTACTTCAGGTATTCAATGGGAATACACCGAAAATCCATATTACAATCGTGGTGTTTATACTCCAGGAACTACAGAAAATCTTGCTACACAACAAGTTAATGAAGCACAATTGGCTATTGGACTAGAGCCAGGAAAAGCATATGTTCAAGGTTATGAGATTGAAAAACCTGCTACTGAATATGTAACAGTACAAAAAGCAAGAGACTTTGTTGAAGTTCAAAACGCAGTTATTCCAACCACAGTTGGTAACTATCTTTATGTAACTAATATAAATGGTGCTCCAGGAATTGCTACTCTGACTCAAGTTACTCTTTATAATAGAGTATCTTCTTCTGTTGGAAATATTGGTGGACCATCAGGTGCGACCGCAGTTGGCACTGCTCGTGTTCGTTTTATGGAATACCATAATGGCACGATCGGCACACAAACTGCTATCTACAAATTAGGTTTGTTCGATGTTCAAATGGGAACTGGATATGACTTTAACAGAGATGTTAAATCAGTCTATCACGTTGGGTCTAGTAGTGATGTAAATTTAAACTTTACTGCTGATATCGAATCTACAACTGCAGTAGGTTCTGGAACACTGGTTCGTTTAATTGGTTCTGTTACTGCAGCAACTTCTACTACATTAACTGGAACTGGGACTTCTTTTCAAACTGATCTTAAAGTAGATGATTATATTTTCTTGGGCACTGCCCTACGAAGAGTTACTGCTATCGCTTCCCAAATCTCTTTGACTATTGATTCTAATGCAACTGTTACTGGTGTTACACTTGACAGGCTTGAGACGCAACTTTTGGAACCAGAAAACACATCTCTGCTATTCCCATTCCCATACTACGCAATTAAAAGTGTAAGTGATACAGTTTACACAGTATATGAAACATTCACCAGTAGCGTATCTGCTGGTTCAATTTCTATTACTACTTCTTCTGGAACTTTTGCATCAGCTGCAGAAACTGATAACTATACTGTTATTGATACTGATGCTACAAGTGGTGGTGCAATTGTTACTGCTACTGCGACTCCATCAGGTTCATCTGCCACTCTTGCTGTTAGCTCAGGATTAAATGGAAGAAATGTTTTTGTTATCGCAGCTGTTAATAAAAGTGGTGCTTCTTTAACTGAAAAAACAAAAACACTAGTTTCAGCTGATACAATATCATTTACTACACAAGCCACTGCCCAAGTTACTGAGTTGTTGCTTGGACATGCAGACGGATATCGTTTAGTTTCAGTGAAGATGAAATCTGGAACATTTGCATCTCCAGGTGCTACATTCGAAATTGATATTTCAGATCGTTTTATTTTTGATAGTGGACAAAGATCTACTTACTATGATCAAGCAAGATTAATACTTAAAAATTCTTATGCTCCACCCGAAGCACCGATTCAAGTAACATATGATTACTTCACACACGGCAGTGGTGATTACTTCACTAAAGACTCTTATCCTGCAAGTGTTCAATATGGAGCAATTCCTAATTTTCAAGGCATTCCTTTAAGAGATGTTATTGATTTTAGACCAAGAATTAATGATGCTGGTACAGGATTTACCAGTACTGGATCTTCTGTAACACTACTACCAAAACGTGGTATCGATGTTACAACCGATTTTGAATATTATCTCGCAAGAAAAACCAAAATTGCAGTAGACTTTGGTGGTCAATTCTTTGGTATCAATGGCGTGTCGTCATTAAATCCAGGTGAACCTCTTGATCCTACACTTGGATTAGTTCTTTATAATCTAACATTAGAGCCATACACTTTTGGTATATCAAACAATAATGTACAAATAAATCGAATGGACAATAAACGATACACCATGCGTGATATCGGTAAATTAGAAAAACGAATTGATAACTTAGAATATTATACATCACTATCCTTACTCGAGCAACAAACTGAATCTTTAAATATAATAGATGCAGCTGGTTTGACTAGATTTAAAAATGGATTTATTGTAGATAATTTTTCAGGACATAATACTGGAGATACCACATCTCCAGATTATTTAAATTCTATTGATATGGAAAAGGCAGAACTTCGTCCGTTCTGTGTGACTCAAAATGTAAATTTAATTGAATCTGTTTCTTCTGATACTGATCGTGCTTTAGCAAACTACAAATTATATGGTGAAGTTATTACATTGCCAGTTGTTGCTGATCTTCCTCTTATCACCCAAGCGTATGCTTCTCGTTTAGAAAACATTAATCCATTTGCAGTATTCACATTCCTTGGTGACGTAAGAATTAATCCTTCTTCAGATGATTGGTTTGACACAGATCGTCGTCCAGATTTAGTTATTGATGTTGAAGGTAATTTTACAACAGTAGCAACTCTTGCTGAAAAGGCTGGTGTTCTTGGTAGTGTTTGGAATGCTTGGCAAACTCAGTGGACTGGCACACCAGTAAATGTTGGTACTCGAAATATAAATCTAACTGGTCAGGGTATTAGAACAATTACGGTTGAAACTTCAGCCACACAAATCGGTCAATCTCGTACTGGTGTTAAAACAACAGTAGTCACAAAAATTGACAGGCAAGTAGTTGCAGATCGTGTTCTTTCTACAGCTGTAATTCCATATATTCGTTCAAGAAATATTCTTGTTCAAATTCAAAAATTAAAGCCAAACACTCGTTTCTATCCATTCTTCGATGGTATTGATATTTCTGCTTATGTAACTCCAGCATCTAAAATAACATACACTCCAGCTGGTGCAAACGCTGCAGCAAGACTAGTAACACATAACAAATTTGATACAGAAACAAATGTTGGATCTAATGCTACTGCTACTACTAGAAGAATTGATGGCGATTCTCAAGTATGTTTAAATCGTGGTGATATTATTACTGGAGGCACATCTGCTGCTACTGCAGTTGTTGTTGGAAAAGATTATAACCTTGACGACGGAACATTTGCATTATATGTGCAAAATATTCAAGGAACATTCTCTACAGGTGAAACGATTTCTTCATCAAATACACTAGATTATGCTACAGCTGCTACTGGAACTGTTGGAACAGTTACCACTAAAGCACTTGGTGGAACTTTAGTATCAAACTTTAATGGTGATATTCAATTATTGTTTAATATTCCAAACACAGAAGCAATAAGATTCCGTTGTGGTAGTCGTGAGATTAAACTAGTTGATGTTACTAATGCAAATGGTGCGTTTACTTCTCGTGCAAGAGCAAATTATCGTGCTGAGGGTATCCTTGAAACCAAACAAAGAACAGTACACGCTGTTCGCAATGCAGAACTAGCACAAGAACCACTTGAAGATAACCAAGTTATCACTCAAACTTCTGACCGAGTTGTTGCTGATACTGGTTGGTACGATCCTCTTGCCCAAACATTCTTGATTGAACAAAAGGGTGGATGTTTCTTATCTAAAGTTGATATATTCTTTGCCACTAAAGATACAGCAATTCCAGTTACACTAGAGATTCGTGAAACAGTTAATGGATATCCTGGAAAGAGAGTTCTTGCGTTTTCTCGTGTAACCTTAAAACCAGAACAAGTAAACATTTCTGCAAATACTGTATTGTTAGATGATGTGAATGTTAATTCTTATGATACTCCAACTACATTTACATTCCCAAGTCCAGTTTATGTTCAAGAGAATGCTGAGTATGCTATTGTTTTAGCGTCAGATTCAAATAATTATAAAGTTTGGATTTCTCAAGTTGGTGATTTAATGCCAGGAACTGCTCGTACTATTTCTGAGCAACCATATCTTGGTTCATTATTTAAATCACAAAACGCTTCTACTTGGTCTGCAGATCAAACTCAAGATTTAAAGTTCACAATTCATCGTTGCCAATTTGAAACTGGTGTAGTGTCTAATGTTGAGTTTGATAATGATGCTCTTACAACAGTTAGATTAGAACCAGCACCATTTGAAACTAGATCGGGTGTTGCAAAAGTTCGTGTATATCATACAAATCACGGAATTCCATCTGGATCTTATGTAACTATCAGTGGTGTTTCTGCCAATGTCAATGGCATTGCTTTTGCTGGATTTAATACAAACCATATTATTAGCGATGTTGATTTAGATAGTTATTGTATCACTCTTGGTTCAAACGCAACTTCAACTGGATATAGCGGTGGTTCTCTTGTAAGAGCAACTAGACATATTCAGTTTGACGCAATTCAGCCAATGATTCAACTACAATCATTCTCTGATACTCCAGTTAGATTTGGATTTAAAGGGACAAGTGGAAAATCTGTTGATTCTACTACACAGTCTGCTTATGTACAAGATGCTAATTATAGTGGTGTATTGGCAAATGAAACTAATTATTTCGAATCTCCAAAAATGATTGCTTCTGAAATAAATGAAGCAGATTCTAGTTTTGGACTAAGTGGTGATAAATCAGCTAAGTTAAACATTGTCATGAGCACTACAAACGATGCAGTATCTCCTATCATAGACACACATAGAATAAGTTTAGTTGCTATTGGAAATAAAGTTAATAATCCTTCAGAAACTAACCTAAATGTGGCTTCTTTAGATTACGGTGTGATATTAAGTAACGCTACTGGTGTAACTATTTCTGGTAGTACTATTACTACATCAACACAACAAGCTGCGTTTAAGACTGCAACTGTTGGTAAGTTTTTAACTATCGCTGGCGCAAGTTCTGGTACTAGCACTAAGTTAATTACAGCAGTTGCTGCAGATGGAACTTCTATCACGTTTGATTCTGCTCCAACTGCAATTACTGGTAATGCAACATTAACTCAAAGAGAAAGATTTGTTTCTGAACTTGCTCCATCAGAAAGTTCTACATTTAGCAAATATGTCACTAAGAAAGTTAATTTTGCAAATCACTCTAATTTCTTAAGAATTAATTTTGCTGTTAATCTTCCTATTGAAGCAACAGTTGAAGTTTGGTATAAAACCAATGAAGTTGGTTCTACTGTACCTTTTGGTAATAAATCTTATAGTCAAGCGACAATAACAAATCCTATTCCAACTGCATCAAATGAAACAGAGCAATTTTATGATGCTTCTTATTCTTTAAATAATTTGAATGCCTTTGATGCAGTTCAGGTTAAAATTGTTATGAAGTCTTCTAATAGTTCTCAAGTACCAAGAATTAAAGATCTTCGTGTGATTGCTTGCGCATAATGGAAGGTTTTGTTAGAATACAAAATAAGGATGGTCTCGTAAGAGATCTATCCAGTGGTGCAGTAATAAATACAAATAGAACTGAGTATGAAAATTACTTAAAAAGAAAAAATGCTAGTGAAGAATTGCATCAACAAATTAAACAAAACTCTGATAAAATAGAAAAAATTGAATCAGATTTAGATGAGATAAAACATATGCTCACAATGCTTATTAAGGATAAACAATAATGGCTGTAATCGTACTTCGTAGTGTTAAAGGCAGTCCTCTAACGATTGCAGAAGCAGACGCTAACTTTAATAATTTAAACACAGAAGTCGGCACTAAACTTGATACAACAAGTTATACTGCTGCCGATGTTTTAACTAAAATTAAAACTGTTGATGGTGTTGGTTCTGGTTTAGATGCTGACTTACTAGATGGTTTAAGTTCTGCTACTGCTAATACTGTAAGCACAATTGTTGCTCGAGACGCTTCTGGTAACTTTTCTGCAGGAACGATTACTGCTTCTTTAGTTGGTAATGTAACTGGTAATGTAACTGGTAATATAACTGGAACAATTAGTGGTAATGCTACCAATGTTTCTGGTGTTGTTGCAATTGGTAATGGTGGAACTGGTGCCACTTCTGACAGTGCAGCAAGAACTGCTCTTGGTCTAGGAACCATAGCTACTCAAGCTGCAAGCAATGTTACTATTACTGGTGGATCTATTAGTGGCATTACTGACATCGCTATTGCCGATGGTGGCACTGGGGCATCAACAGCTGTTCAAGCGAGAACAAATCTTGGTTTGGTTCTTGGTTCTGATGTTCAGCCATTCTCAAATAATTTAACAGCAATCGCTTCTGTAACTACTCATGGTTTCTTTGTTAAAGATTCTGCAGGTACTGCATTATCAAGAAGTATTGCAGCTAGCGGATCTATAACAGTAACTAATGGTGATGGAGTTTCTGGTAATCCTACTATTACATTATCAAGCACTCCTGAAGTTTCTGCTATTCTTAAAACTGGAACTAATGGTTCTGGTGATATCGGACAATCTGGAAATAGATTTGCTGTAATTTATGGTACTTCTACTTCTGCACAATACGCTGACTTAGCAGAAAAATATTTGGCAGACGCTGAATATGCAGTTGGTACAGTTATAATGGTTGGTGGTGATGCAGAAGTTACTGCATCTACTTGGGGTAGTCGTGCCATTGGTGTTGTATCTGCTAACCCTGCATACATTATGAATGATGACCTAGAAGGTGGTACTGCTATCGCTCTTAAAGGTCGTGTTCCAGTTCGTGTTATTGGAGCGATTCGTAAGGGTGATAGAATTATTGCTTCTGCTGGTGGATTAGCTTCTGCTGGAATTGCACATTCAAGCGTCGATGTTATTGGTATTGCTTTAGAATCAAACTCAGATATGTCTGAGAAATTAGTTGAATGTGTAATTTTATAATGCTTCATGATAACTCAACCAATTGTCTTTCATAAGACAAATGTATCTCTTTCAGATATACTAATCCCAAAAGATTTAGTGGTCTATCTTAAGACCACTGAAACGTGCCAACTCAATTGCCAACACTGTTTTACAAATGGTACCAACGGCAAAAAGATATACTTTAATCCCGAACATACTGTAGAGTGGTTTGAACGACTCCACAAAGAATGTCCATCTTTTAATGGTGGAAATATTACATTCCATGGAGGAGAACCATTCCTTGCTCCGCTGGATGATATGTACTATGTCTGGGATAAAGTATCAAAATTATTCCCGAATCTTAACTGGTCTTGCTCTACAAATCTATGTTTTAATCTAACTGAAGATCATATGCAGTTTTT